ACGTTTATACTTCTCCAGGATCAGCAGTACCTTTAGTTTTAGGAACAGCTAGTTTTTGGCCTGGAGATAAATCTTATGGTAAAACAGCAGCTATTGACAAATATGCTAAATATATTGCTTTATTTGATTGGATAGTCAGTTCAGATCCTGAATATCCTGGAGGTGGAAATATTCACATTATTAATTTAATAGATACTGAAGGAAAAGTTACAATTTTGGATAGTTCTAATAATAATATATTTGAAGTTTCTCAAACATTTAAAAAAGGAGACACAGTATCAGCATATCAGATTTCAGGTTCTTCAACAAAATCTTTTCCTCTTTCAAGAATTGTAGAAGGAGGAGCATTATTTCAATCAATTGCTACTCGCTCAGGTTCTGGATTTGGAGGATATACTCCTTATTATACGTCATCCATCAACCTATCTACTTATCTTACTTCTAGTTTTACTTTAACTGGTTCTTCTAATAACATATTAACTGATGTAACAAGTTCAGGATGGTTATATTCTTTCTTAACAGGATCATCAAATCTTTCGGGTTCATTGTATCCTGGACAAGGATTAATAGTAGGAGGTGAATCATTATTTATTTATAACCCTCAATCAGGTAGTTATTATGGTAGTACAAGTGTAGGCCCCACACCTGCTTATTATGTAGATTATGATAGTACTTATTTGCCTTTACAACCTAATGATTATATTAGATTTGGTTCCACTACAACATCTTCAGATTCAAGCTATCTTGGATTAGGATTATATCAAATAGGAAGTTTTGAAACAGGATCAGATTTTGATTTTTCCAGTTCTATTTTCATATATAAAATATCAGGATCTACTCTCCCATCACCTGCTACTCAAAACTGGAGGATGTTTAGAAGAATACCTGATCAAAATTATGTGGTAATTCAATACTTACCTCCTTTTGTAAGTAAAGGTTTATTAATACCACAAAACTGGAATCCTGATTTAGATCCAATAGAAATTGCTAAAAAAGCAGGATTATTATAATAAAAAGCAGAAAATCATATATTTATAATAAATTGTAAAAAAACATGGGATATTTAAATAATACCGTAGTAACAGTAGATGCTATTCTAACAACTAAAGGTCGTCAATTATTAGCTCAAAATGATGGCTCGTTTCGTATTACACAATTTGCTTTAGCCGATGATGAAATTGATTATACTCTGTATAACCCAACACAACCCTCAGGCTCAGCTTATTATGGTGAAGCTATAATTAACATGCCTTTACTTGAAGCATTTCCTAACGAAACTCAAGTAATGAAATATAAATTAATTACTTTACCTCGTGGTACTGCTAAATTACCTATATTAGCTGTTCCTAATATCATTAGTTTAAAACAAGGTCAATCACAAATTGTACAACCTGAAACATTAAACTATACAGGAGGAAATACAATTGAATCTAGTGGTTATACCTTCACTATTTCTGATGTAAGATTAACTTCAACTTTTGAAGGTGTAGGTATTAACACTCCTCAAGCTCAATTGTTAAATGTTAATCCTCAAACAACAGGTACAACAGTTTCTAAAACAGTTATTGGTACTTCATTAAATATTAGAGGTACAACAGTAAATGCAATATTCCCTACTAATGCTACTGCTGGTACTATTTTACAAGCTACTATTCAAATTGAAGGTAGAGATAGTGGTGCTAGAGCAACTATTCCATTCACCCTAGTTAAAATATAATTTATAAAAAATGTCATTTAAAGCTTTTGATCCATCAGATATTGTTGTAAGTACAGACTCAGTAACTGCACCTTTATGGTCTACTAATAATCCTACTCTTACAACATTTTTCACCTCATCAGTTCAAAGAACTAGTGCAGCTGGTACTTATTATCTAAATGTTTTTCAAACAGGATCCTCTTTATCTGGTTCAGAAGTTCAATTTGCTGTTGCTTATGGTAATAAAGTAGGTAGTGGTAGTGCTAATTATAATAATTTAGTAAATGGTTATTCTCCTACAGCCACTATTTATGGACAATATCAAGATATTGTTATTGGAGATGAAAATACTGATTTTATATTTAGTACAATTACTTCATCTGAATTTTTTGCTCTTTCTTTCGAAAGAGCTAGATATAAAGGATCTTTATTTTTAGGTTCATTAGATCTAAAAATTTCAGGTTCAACAGGACAAATTAATTTAACGGATAATAGTAATTATGTTAGTTCTGTACAGTTTATTGAAGGAGGAAGAGTATTTCAATTAATATCGGGTTCACAAGGAACAAAATATACAAATGCAGGTACAACATCCGATGGATATTCAGCTAATTCGGGTTCTTATGGTTGGTTACTACCCGATATTGGAGTAATTTTATTAAATCCTTTAGCATTAGCAGCTCCCCAAATAAGTGGAGGTATTGGTTTCTTATATAGTGGTTCAGCAACAGCCTCCGCTGCTCCTAATAAAGATTCTAATACTTCATTATATCAAGCTATTAGTGGTTCCAAATCTTTTACTATTAATTCCCAAGAAACACTTTCTTCGGATTATGTTTTTGTTAGAGCCAAAAGTTCAGAATTTAACTATTCCGAAAACCCAACATTCATAACCGGATCTACAGGTGAAATAGTTTATAGTCAATTTATTAACAATCCCCAAACATATATTACTACAATTGGTTTATATAATGAATCAACTGAATTATTGGCTGTTGCTAAATTATCTCGTCCATTACAAAAAGATTTTACTTCAGAATTATTAGTTCGTGTTAAATTAGATTTCTAAAATGAATGAATGCATACAAACAGTTTCTATCATCAGATTTGATTGTATCTCCTTTTGAGGTAAATAAGTCATTTACTTTTAAGGGAGTTAATGAATTAACAGGATCTAATGTAGGAATTGACCGATTTATAGGTTTAGCAACAAGTTCATTATTTAATTCTAACACAGACCCTACCACAGGACAAATATCTACTCAATATCAAAGATTAGTATATAGTTCTATTAAACAACTATATTACTCTAATTTTACTAATGCTACTCAAAGTTACGGAGCACCTTTAAATACAGCTAGTTTAATCCCTGGAACTGATTCTGAAGGAGATGTTTTATCTGGATCTTTATCTTCAGCCGGTAGATTTTATAATTATCCACAAACAACATTAACTTTTCCAAAGTATTTTCCAACTTCTTCCAATTCAACAATAGGTGTTTTATCTATTCCTGTAGGACTATTTGGAAACTATATCCAACCTGGGTCTTTTAAATGGGAAGCTCCTAGTGGTTCAATTTATGATGATGGAGAAGGAAACTTAATATTTGATTTTACAGAGGAAATGTGTGGGAATATATTTTATTCTCATGGTATTGCTATAATTACTAGTGATTCATTCCCTCAAGCCGATGTATATGGAACAGCTACTTATGGTGGTGCTCTTTATGGAACAACAGATGCTGAAGTTGTTGAAAATTTTGTTACTTCATCTAATGTAACTTGTTCTTTTTCATCATCATTTACAATATATGAAACTCAATATAAATGTACTATTGCTGAAAGTGAATTTAACTATTCCCAAAACCCAACAATAATATCTGGAAATATTCCTCTTTCAGGATCTATTTATAGTGCTTCTATAAGTAACACAGGCTTATCAGCAATTAATACTTCCTCTTTTTATCAATTTTATCAACCTACAGATAGTATATATTCTTTTGCTACAGCATCTTATTTTTCTCCTTATGTAACAACAGTAGGATTATATAATGAAAATCAAGATTTATTAGCGGTTGCAAAACTAGCCCAACCATTACCAACCTCCGCAACAACAGACACAACAATTTTAGTAAATATAGATAGATAATTTATGGATAATAATTGGTTTTCAAAAACAGACAGTGACAGTGGGTTATTAACAAAAAAGTTTTATAATTCAATTGAAGATTTTCCTCTAGATGCATTTGGTTTTATTTACATTGTAAAACATATTCCAAGTGGTAAAGCATATATTGGAAAAAAAGTTCTTTACCATAATGTAAAGAAAAAATTAACAAAAAAGGAACTAGCAGAACAAACAGGACCAGGCAGGAAGTCAGCCACTAAAGTGATAGCAAAAGAATCGGACTGGAAAACCTATTATGGCTCTGCTAAACCAATTTTAGAGCTCATAAAAGGAGGTAAACAAGAGGAATTTACCCGTGAGATTTTACAATTGGTTCCTAATAAAAAACTTTTAACTTACTATGAATGTAAGTATTTATTTGAATATGGGGTGTTAGAAAATCCTGAAGGATGGTTCAATGATAATATCCAGGGCCGCTTTTTCACTAAAGATTTTGCTTAACTTGGTAATTTAATTGGTTTTTATTATATTTTAGTTATGCTCAATCAACCTTTGATTGCATTAACGAACTCTGTTTTAGGAACAGGCAAACAAACAGCACGTGGGAATTATGCTTATCATTGCCCCTTTTGTAATCACCACAAACCAAAATTAGAAATCAACATGACAGAAAACCAAAAGGGTGAAAATCCTTGGCATTGTTGGGCTTGCGACCGTAAGGGAAGAAAAATTTACCAATTGTTTAAATATATTTCTGTCTTACCAGAAAAAATGGCCGAATTAAAATCTATTGTAAAATATATTGGCCCCGAAACAAATATTGAAATACAAGAAAAAGTTTCTCTACCTAAAGAATTTAAACCCTTAATTAACATCCAGCAATCCAATATTATTGGGAGGCATGCTTTGGTTTATATTAAATCTAGAAATATAAGTGAGGAAGATATTTTAAAATACAATATTGGTTATTGTGAGTCTGGTCCTTATAAAAATATGATTATTATTCCCTCATATGATGAAAACGGAATATTAAATTATTTTACAGGCCGTTCGTTTGAAAAAAGGACTAAAATTAAATATAAAAATCCTTCCGTATCGCGCGACATCATACCCTTTGAGTTATTTATAAACTGGGATTTACCGTTTATATTGTGCGAAGGACCCTTTGATGCCATAGCCATTAAAAGAAATGTAATTCCGTTATTAGGCAAAAATATACAATCAAAATTGATGAAGAAGATAGTAATGTCTTCTGTAGATAAAATATATATAGCTCTTGACAAGGATGCTCAAAAACAAGCTTTATCTTTTTGTGAGCGTTTAATGAACGAGGGTAAAGAAGTATATCTTGTAGATCTGCAAGATAAAGACCCA